AAGCGGCATCTTCTGCCATGATGCCGTACAGGCCTGTGGTGGTCACTGCGCCGTCCGCCACAGTGATGGCGGCCAGCTTGCCGGACGCATCCAGCACGACAGGAGCGCCGCGCTTCAAGGCGGCGGCAGTGGTCTTGACTGCCGTAGTGATCTCGGCAGGGCCAGCGATCAGGTAGTCAGGTGCAGTAGAAAAGGTCTGCTTTTCCAAATTCATGCTCATAGTCTTTCCTCCTTACTTCTTGCCGCCCACGGTCTTGAGCGCGTCCATAAAGGTGTCGGGCTTCTCGCCGCCGTTGGCTTCGTTGTTTACTCCGCCCATACCGCTGTTTGCGGCATCGTCCTTTGCGCCGGACAGATAGGCGTTGCCCTGGGTCTTAACCAGCTTCATAGCCGCCTGGGCGTAGTCGCTGGCGCTGATGGGCTTGGTGAACTTCGCCTCAGTGGTCATTTCCTCATGGCCGGGCAGGGCCATGTTTTCGATGTCCATGATGCGCTGGCGCTCGGCATCAACCGCCGCATTTACGATTTCGCTTACCAACTGGGGGTAGGCGTTCCGCAGATCTCCTGCGTTTTTGATTTCGTTTGCCACTTCTTTTACCTCCTCATGGCAATTATTATTTTCAACACATCCGGCGGCGGGGGCTGCTGCCTGGCTGTCTTGAACAAAGTTAGGGGCCTTATCAAAAGGCAGATTCATGCTGACACTGTTGACGAACAGAACGCCGCCACGATTTTCAACCGTGGGCTTTTCTTCGTCCACCAGCTCGTCCACAAAACCGTTGGTCTTGGCTTCCTCGCTCGTCCACCAGCTTGTGGCATCCATCCAGGCGGTTACCTCGTCCTTGGTGCGCCCGGTTTTCTTCACATACAGGTTAACGATGCTTTCCTTGATGGCCGCCAGGGCCTCGATGTACTTTTGCAGCTCCTCGGCATTGTAGTAGCCGTAAGTGCCCATCTTCACAGGATGCACCATGTAGGTGCTGTCATTGGCCGCCACGACCTTTGCGCAGTGGCAGGCAACGATGGTAGCAGCGCTGGCGCACAGGCCGTCGATCTTCGCTGTCACCTGGGCCGGGTGCTGTTCCAGCAGATTGCCGATTGCCTGGGCGGCGAATACATCACCGCCGCCACTGTTGATGCGTACCGTGATGGTGTCCAAAGCGCCGAGGTTGCTAAGCTCGTCGGCAAACTGCTTGGGCGTTACCTCGTCGCCCCACCAGCTCGTTTGCGAAATATCGCCGTACAACAGCAGCTCCACGGCGCTTCCCGCCTGATTGCGGAACTGCCAAAACTTGTTTGCATTGGGCATTTCGTTTCCTCCTATTCTGTGACCGGGGCAGGCTGTGCCGCCTGGCCCTTGATTTTGTTTACTTCCTGCATACGAGCCACCTCGATAGCCCGCTGCTTGATGTTACGGTTATAGTCGCCGCCGGTCATTTGGGCGGTTTCCTCCTGGGCGGTGCTAAATCCTGCATCCTGCCGCTTAATGGCTGCATCCACTTCCTGCACCGGGTTCAGGTTGGTTCTCGCAGGGCCGTTCCAGGAGCAGGACACATACGCCTTGCGGATGATGGGATCACTGAAAAAACCCGGTGCCTTGATGCGGCCCCTTGCCACAGCTTCCGCAAACCATTCCTCATAGATCGGCTGGCAGAAATCATCCGTAAACCAATCCCTGTGCATACCGCAAGTACGCCAAAATTCATTCAGCGCGCCGCGGGCAGCGGAATAGCTTGTGGTAAACTGCTTCAACATGACCTCCGGCGGAATTTCCAAGCCTGCGCCGATCAGCCGGATAGTAGCATTGGTGAACGCATCGTATCCGTTTACCGGGTGCTTGGGGTCTGCAAACTGTACCTCCTCGCCGGGTGCCAGGTCAATGATTGCGCCAGGGGCAAGCTCAATGCTGGTCTTGTCCTGTTCGTCGATCCGCTCCTCTGCCGGGATCATTTCGCCAAACGGTCTACCGTCATTGGGTGCCACAGATTTGACGAACACGGTAAACATAGCAGAAAGCACCGCCGCGGTAATTTCCGCATCGGTATATCTTCCAAGCTGTTTCAGTGCCTCCAGCACAGGAGCAAGCAACGGAACGCCTCGGCGCTGGCCGATTCGCTCACGGCTCATAACATGAAGCACATTCCGGCGGCCTGTCTTTGCGCCGTATGCTTCCACCCGGTTCCACTGGATGCCCTCTGCATCCGCCGCGCTGTTACTGCCCAGCGGGTGCCGGTTGCAAATCCAGTAAGCAACCACCATGCCGTCGGCATCAGTTTCCACGCCCTGCACAATGCTGTGGACATTGTGGCCGTTTACGGTGCAGGGTGTCAGCCTATCAAAGCCGTCCGGGCTGCATACCCTGTCAGCTTCGATCAGCTTAATGCGCAGATCGTAGGGCTGGCCCGGATGGGGCTTGAACGGCAGAAGCGAAATTACATCTCCGTTCATCAGGGAGGAAATAAAAGCAAGCTGCTGGAGCTTCCAAAAGTTGTCCACCCGCTCCGCATCGCACACAGAGCTGTCCGCCCATAGGCCAAATTCACGGATGATCTGTGCCTGCAATTTCTCCGTCTGTTCGTCGGACAGGCCCAAAAATTCACCGTCAATCTGCGGGGCAGGCACAAGGCCGCTTGCCACCACATTGGTGCGCATGGTTTTCAGGGCCGCCGCCGCTGTTGGGATTCCCATGTAGGCATCCCGGCTGCGCTGCCGCAGAACATCCAAGTTATCCTCGATGTCCTCCTTGCTGCTGCCGCCGTGGTAGTTCCAGCCCCGCAAACTCTTTTTGGTTTGGTTTGCGCCGTAGTTGCCGTAACCGCTGTCAATAACGGAAAGAGCGGCCCTTGCAGCCGCCCGCTTCGCCGCGTGGATCGGAGCAATAGCCGCCACCGCTCTGTCTAAGATATTCGGTTTTGCCATGCTTGCCCTCCTCACACATCACGAATCACAGCCCGGTATGCCCGGTTTCTTCCGCCGGTCTTTTCCTCGGCTTCTGCCTGGGCCAGCTTTTCAGCCCAGTATTCCATTTCGTTTCGGATCTGTTTCAGGTCGGCCCTGGTCAGCATCCGGCTTCCAATTTGATAGCTTTGGCCGGTTGCCACCGCTTCCTCGGCGGCCAGCCAAGTGTTTAGCTTCTGTTGGCACAATTCTTTTGAGAAAATAGCCATGTTTTACAACCCACCTCTCATTCTGCGGCCTTGCCGTTTCCTTGTCGGTGCTGCACTCTCGCCCGCCTGCAGGACAGGGTTTGCGATCTCCAGCGCCGCTTGTGCGTAGTTTCTCAGGTCAAGCGGTTCATTCCGCTTGTGCTTGCTGTCTTTCAGCTCCCACACGACCACCGGCCTGCCCTTGCGAAAACGCACCACCATTTTTTCGGAGGTCAAGCCCTTAAAATATGCCTCGTCATATCCCGCTTCCTCGTTCATGGGGAAGTGACAGTAGTTTGGGCCTTTGGCTTCATGCCGCAGGCGTTGGTAAAGTAATGCCTTTCCCGCATCTACGCCGATGATAAACAGCGGCGCATTTACGCGGTTGTTGGTGGAGTGCTTGTGGATAAACGGCACATCGCTTCCGCCTTTGCCCTTGATGGCCCACACTTTCCGTTCCCACCGGCTTTTGGTGAAACGGTACACCTGATCGGTGTGGTGTCCGCCGCTGTCCATACATACGGCCAGTATGTTCAGCACCGTGCCATCCTTTTTCCGCCAGCCGGTCAGCAAGAAATTGTCCAGGTCTTGCCATACCTGTTCTTTCAGCATATCGCCGTAAATCTTTTGGTAGCGGATGCCCCAGTTTTCCTTGCCGACACCCCATCCCACAACTTCAACCTCAAAGCGATCATCCTGTACATCCACGCCAGCGGTCAGCACCAGCACACCGTCCGGCACTTCTGCATCGTAAATCTCCCGCCGGTTGTAAAGCTCGGTATCTTCCACGACCTCGCCGGGTTCTTCCCATGTTTCGCCCAGCTCCGTATTTACCCAAACTTTCATGCCCTCCGGGTTTCCTTGGTCAAGCTGTTCTTTTGCAACCAAGAATTTTTCCACGATCTCGTTCCAGGAGCAAAAAGTGGATGCAAGGGTATTCAGGTGGAATCCTCTTGCGGCCGCCGTCGGGTTCTCCGCCACAAAGCGGCCCGCTTTGCTTGCCGCTTTCCACTTGTATTCGCCGGATAGGCAGCCGCAGCGCTCGCACTTGTAAAGGACTTCCCCATGGGGATTCTCGCTGTCAAAGATCACATTTGCCCATACCAGCGGTTGGTAATGCCCGCACTCCGGGCAAGGCACATTCCACTCCTCGCGGGTGGATTGGTTAAACTCCGTTTCAATGCGGCTGTGGTTCTTGATAACCGGCGTACTGACAAACACAGCCTTTTTATCCCAAAAGGTGGTTTGGCGTTTCTGCGCCAGGCTCAAAGGGTCGCCCTCTGTTCCTGCGCTGGACGGGTATCTGTCCACCTCGTCCGCAAGTAATACCTTGATCGGACGGCTTGCCAGGCCGGTGGCGCTGTTCGCTCCCACGATGGTGATATGACCGCCGGGGAAGTTTTTCTTCATAATCGTGTTGCCGCTGTACCGGCTTTTTACATCCACCTTATCCCGCAGCTCCGGCGTATCGCGGATCATGGGGGCCAGTCTGTCCTTGGAAAAGGTTTGGCCCATGTCCAAAGTCGGTTGCATGACTAATATGGGGGCCGGGGCATACGCCATGTAATATCCCAGCGGGTTCAGTATAAAGGCATCCGTTTTGCCGATCTGTGCGGCAGACATGATAACCACTTTCCGCACATGGGGATCTCCGATGGCGTCCATGATCTCCCGCTGATAGGGGGCCTTGTCCGTGTGCCACCGTCCAGGCTCGGCGCTGGATTCCGCAGAGAGCATCCGATATTCGTCTGCCCACTGGCTGAGTGTCAGCTCCGGGGGCGGCTTCAACGCCATCACACACCGGGCGAACAAGTCCATTGTTGCCTGCGGCAGATCAATCAGGTTTCTTTTTTTCATGGCTGTTTTCTCCGCCGCCACCCATCAGCTTTTGGTATTTCTTCCGCACGCAGTTTTGAAAGGGGCAAAGCACCTTCGTTTCCGAAACATACGCCCGCCAAGGGCAGCCGTCGCACTTATGCCCAGTTTTTTTCTTCTCCATTTTCTTCACCGTCCTGTGATACAAGTGCGACCCGGTAATCGCTCAGCTCCTCCAAGGTTTCGTCAATCGCCGCTTTCAGGGTATCGAAAATCTCCGTTTGGTTTCCGCTCATGGAGGCAAGCGCCGGTGACAGCTTCGCGGGCAGGGCAAGGAACCGGCTGCGGATATTCAGGATCATGGTTTTCATACCCCGCTCGATGTCTGCCGTCTTGTGCAGATCACCCCGGCGCAGATCGTTTTCCATTTCTGCCGCCTGTCGCTTTGCCGCTGTCAGCATTGTTCTTTCGTGGGTCAGGCTTTCCTTGCCGGCACCGCCCACATAGCGGATATACCGAAGCACCGTGGGCTGGAGGTCATAAAGCCCCGGCTTGTATTCCTCAATCACGCCCTCGTCGCGGAGCTGCCGCACCCGGCGTTCTGTAAGGCCGATCCACTGGGCCACTACTTTGCTTGTGTATAGGGTCATTCTTCATCCTCCAAATCCACGCCGTCCTCGTCGGCATCGGGAACCGTCACCGCACCTGTCGCCCGCATACGCATCAGCTCCAGGCGCTCCTTTTCCAACCCCATCCGCTTCTCGCTTTCCTCCAGCCCTCGCAGGCTGTCGGCAATTTTGGCGATACGGCCCTGGACTTTGTATAGGGCTTCCTGCAATTTCATGGCCCGGTTAAAGGCGCTGTCCTTGCTGTACATGCCCATGTTCTGCGTGGCACCGTCTTTTCGCTCCGTGCCTTTGCCGCCGGGTACACGCATATCAAGTAAGCTGCTGACATACAGGGTATCTTCCGGTGCCTTTTCGTACTCGGCAATTTTGGTCAGTATCTTATGCTCCCGGAATTTCAGGATCTTCATTTCGTGTTCCAGTGCCTCCTTGCTCCCAAGTGGCGTTTGTTCCACGATCTTCAATTCATCCTCGGTCAGCATATCAAAAAAGACGGTGCTATAAGCTCCGTCCTTTTCCGCATTCTTGTTGCCCGCTGGCGCACCCG